GATGCTGAAGTACAAAAATAGTTTACATGTGGTAATTTTTGTATTGAAAATTTAAAGCCTGTAGGTGAGAGAAAACTCAAATTCTCAGGCATAGTTCTTTGTAGTTGTGCCATTGCGTAAACTCCTTAACACTATTTATAAGTCTACGCAATAGCGATTTTATTTAAGGCTTAGTTGCATCTATGCCTGGTAGATAATCTTTCATACCTAATAATTCACCTATAGTGAATTTACCACCAAAAGGATCAAGAATACCCTCTTCAATAGCTTGTGCTATGTTATTAGCCATAACTGATACTGCTGGAGGCATGTTAGTCATAGGTGCCATTTTTACCATACCAGTATCCATACCACCAAATGTATCTTCAGATTCCCAAGAACCATCTAACACTGCTTGTACTCTAGCAACATAATATGGGCCCCAATCATCAATGATAGCTGTTAGTTGAGTATTAGGTGCAAACGATATCATATCAGATGCTTGTCCAAATCCTAATACACCCTCTTTTTCTGCTATTTGTAACGGTGCAGTTGAGTCTGTGTGTTGTGTTATGATGTCAGCGCCTTGACTAATTAACACTTTGGCGGCATCACCTTCTTTAGCTGGATCATACCATGTGTTAACCCATACAACATCAATGTCAAAATCAGGATTAATTGAAGTTGCACCAAGATAAAATGAATTGATTCCACGAATAACTTCAGGAATAGGAAATGAAGCTATGTAACCAGCTTTACCATTTTTACTCATCATGCCTGCTATGACACCTTGTACGTATCTACCTTCATAAAACTTTGAAGAATATACTGACATGTTAGGTGCAGTTTTATAACCAGTCGCATGTTCAAACTTTACATCTGGAAACTTTTTAGCTACATTTAACATTTGCTCCATGTATCCGAAAGACGTAGCGAATATTAAGTCAACTCCTTGTAAAGCCATTTGAGTTATAACTCGTTCAGCATCGGCACCTTCCGGCACATTTTCTACATAAGTAGTTTCTACTTTATCACCAAGTTCTTTTTCAACTTGAAGCCGTCCTTGATCATGCATATATGTCCAACCATGATCACCTACGGGTCCAACGTATATAAATCCAACTTTGAGTTTGTCTCCTGCTTGTACAGAAAAAGTAATTAGTACTGACAATACGACTATTGCCAATGTCTTAAAAAGATTCATTGATTGTCCTTTCGAGGGGGTTAAGCCAGGATCGTAAGGAGATACTCTGGCGAATTAAAAAAATTGTTCTGACTAGAACAATAATATATATAAACAAAAAAAAAGGGCGCCGAAGCGCCCTATTTGATTTAATTTAGTAAAACTTACATTAAGTTTAATACTTTAGTCTTTCTGTAGTAGATATTCTTCTTAGCGAAGGCAATTGCACCATCTGCGTTTGATGTTGCGAATGGATTTGCTACCATTCCATATCTAGTTTTGAAGCCTATTTTTGGTTGGAAAGTATTCTCTCCGATTGCTCTTACCATCTGTAGTGGTACGTATGGGCAATAGAAAAGTCCAGCATCAAATGCACTTGAACCTTTATAACCTAGTACGTAGTAGTTTTCAGCGGCGGCACCTGAATTTGTTGGTGAAAAGTATGGATCGATGTATACTTTTACTCTTCCGTTAAGAACACCAGCAAATGTATTTCCTGTGTCATCTACTTGTAGATTGTTGTTAAGAGCAGGTGTATAGTCGAGAACACCAGCCATTTGTAAGGCAGAAGCAACGTCTGATGAACAGATCATCATGTTACCTTTTCCTCGTCTAGTAGCTTTTGCAATGTCGTTAGCATCTCTTTCGATGTTGAACATTAAGCCTTTGAACTTTTCTACACTCCAACGTCCGTTTGAGTCTGTGTCTAAGTCAAAAGTACCAGCAGTTGTCACGTTATTCTGTGAACCAGCGGCCGCTGTGTAGTTAATTGTTCTCACAACTTCTCTGTTGATTTCAGCTAAGATTTCAGCAGATAGTATGTTTGACAATTCGGTTTCAGCATCAAGTCCATGAATTGCTTTCAAGTCTTGTGCTAATTCCATTGTGTACTCAGCCTTCAACGCTCTTGAAACAGCAGTCACTGAGATTTTCTCAATTGAGAAAGCCATTTCTTGAAATGCATTTGCGGCACCGTCACCTAATTTTTCAGCATCGGCAGTAGACATACCTTGTTCAACTGTATATCCAGCACCTGAAGAAGCGGCAGTTGGATCAGAACCAGTTTGAGCGGCATTACTTCCGTTATCTACAGTACCTTGTGATGCAGTGTTAGCCGCGGCACTTGCAGAGTGAGAAGTTGAAGCTTCGTTAAATAAAGCTTCTGTACCACCTTGTGTACTTAATCTGCTTCTCATAGCAAATATAAGTCCAGTTGGCCCACTCATTGGTTGCACACCACAGATGTCATATGCAATTAGATTTGGCATAGAACGTCTTACTAGTGAAATTAATACTGGATCGAAGTTATCGACACTTCCTCCAGTTGCGTTAGTTGGTGCCGCTTCGCCCAAAAGCGAAGGAGCATTATATCCACCAGTTCCAGCATGTTGCTCTCTGGCAGATTTTTCTTGATTCTCAAGAAGAGTTGCAGTTACGGCTCTTTTATGTGCATCTTTGATTTCTGGTAAATCTTGATGCTCAAGAACTGGCTGCCACTTCTTTTGAAGTTCATCAGATTGATACATTTTAGTCTCCTTTTAAACTAATTCAGCCTTTATTAATCAATATTTATAATAATCTACTTTTTGATGCTACGAGATATAGCGGACATATATCCTGCCATAGAGCCGTTCACTTTTGTTTCTTCATCTAGATTTTCTAGAGGTTCTTCATCAGATACATCATTACTTTCAGCAACTTCTTCTTGTGGGAAGTAGTTATTCTTCAAAGTATCAAGCTTTTCAGCATACTCGTCATTGTATTCTACGCTTTCTGCTAAAGACTTGAATTTTTCTTTTTGAGTTTCAGTTAATCCTTCACTCACTTCTTTAAAAACTTTGTCTGATTTTAAATCATTTAGTTCTTTTTGTAGAGCTATATTCTTTTCAATCTCTTCATTTACAGCGTTCTCAGTGTCTTCTACTTTTGAGGCCATTTCATCAACGATATCTACCTTCTCTTCTGGAATATCAATATAGTTTTCTGTGAAAAGATTTCTAAGTCCTACCATAAAGTTTTCTACAATCTCAGAACGTATGCCTTGCTCAATTGCTAATTCGTTATCTTTTACCCACTCGTTAACAACATAGTCGAGATAATCGTCTAGCTTTGCAGACATTTCTTCTTTTACTAATTCTTTTTCTGATTCTACTTCAGCAACAACATCAACCTCTGTAGACTCTAAAGCTTCATTTATTCGTGTTAATACAGCAGTTTCAAAAATAGTTGTCGCTTTTGCTTTAAACTCTTCAGATAGCTCTTCATCACCGAATAGTGCTTTAACGTCAGCAGATAAATCTAAGCTTTCTGGATTGTATCTTGACTTAATGGCTTTTTTCTGAGATTTGATATTCATTCTCTCCATTTTTTCATCGTCATCCTTTTCAGCGTCAGGATCCATCATAGCTTTGAATATCATCTTGACATCATCTTTTTTCTTGCCATTAGCAAAATCTACCATAGCTTTTATCATACCTACTTTGGTTTTTGGTACGGGTGCTTTTACAGGGGTTGGTTCTGGAATTTCGCTTGGATCTCCCATAGAGGCCTGCTTTTCGTCTAACTGCTCGCCATCTACTTCGTCTGACTCAACAACCTCAACTTCCTGATCAGCAACCACATCTTCGAGGATTTCATCCTCTTGTGTATTTTCTTGAACTTGATCGGACATGTACTTGCTCCTTTAATGATCTTTATTAATTACAATCTATTTATAAATTTACAATTTTGAAAGAAAATTTTCAAAAACTTTTAATTTAACATTTTCTAGTTCAGACTTGGACGCAGTTTTTATATTCTTCTGCATATCTGCAATATCAGACTCACGAATGATTCCGTTATCCCAAACCCATTCTTTACTTTCCATGACGCCATTTACAAAGGCGTTTGGTGCAGAGGGATCTGCAACAATATCTGCCGCGGTTGCTAAGTAAAAGTCACCTTGTACTTCGTTAGCACCATTCTTTTGTTTTAAACTTCCCATGCCACGACTTGATACGCCTAATTGTGCGCCTTCTTTTATCAAAGAATGGACTATTTGTCCATATGGAGTTTCAGTCATAATCTTCGCTTTTCCGACAAAATTTGAACCATCTGGTTGTAACTGTGTTATCAAATGTGATACTCTTTCTAGATTGATGGTTGGGCCTTGTGGATGTCCTAGTTCTCCATAAGCTCTATTTTTATTTATGTATTCTTTATTATATCTATTTACTTCTTTTTCTAATACGTCTTTTGGGTAAACTCTTCCGTTTCTATTTTTGATATCACCTTGCATGAAGATACCTTCAATGTACAAGCCTTTCTTGCCATCTTTCTCTTCTTCTAGGTAATTTACTTCTTCATTTACTTCACATATGAGTTTCATTTAATTACTCCCAGAGGCAACGTGTGTACCTGTAACAGTAGTTGGGCCTCTGAGCCCTTGTCCTATAACTAGATTAACTACTACAGTTCCGTTAGCTGGTATCTTAATTGTGCCTACATTTGCATTATCGGCTTCATTCATTACAGTGACTTCAGTTGCAGAGGTATGTCCGCAAAGATAAACAGCAGTTGCAGTTTTAAACTTCGTTGTGCCTGTAGCAAGTGCTGTTGCTGTTCCTTTTATTGATATACCCATCTTTTTACCCTTTATTCATGATGTCTAATACTTTCATAAATCCATTCGGATCTTTATCCAGCATCATTTCGACTTTCTTTTTTAATTCAGGCTTTGTTATTCTTTTTTCAATTGATTGTATTATCATATTTGCAGTTGTCATGTCAACTTGCATCTTTTTACCATTCTTAAATTTTACTTGTTGAGCCTGCTTTTCTTTTACTATTTTACGCAGTGTATCTAATACACTTTCAATTAATTTTTTTTTTTCGTCTTCGACTTCTTCTTTTACTTCTGTTCTGTCGCCGTTAAATACGTGTTCTTGTCCCTTAGGCTCTGCATCACTCTTTGTTACTTTATGCATATTTTTAAAATCTTCTTCACCTTTGGAACGAGGTTTTAGATCGGTAGCTTCTTTATCATCATCTTTAGGAGCTACGTAATCTTTAGCATCAGCTTCTAAAATGTAATCTTTAAACTTCTGTAGTTTCATCGCTTGATTCCTCTGGTTCAATATCTGGCACTTCGGTTACTTTGGCATTCATAAAAGTAGAAGCAACATCAAACTTTTTCAATTCTACTGCATCATTTATTTTATCAGCAAGTATATCATGAACAGCTTTTTTAAACTCTCCAGAGTTACCTGATAGTGCGTGTGCTACTGCATCTTTAGTTGTGTAATCGGCCATCTTTTATCCTTTGTCATATTTATAATTTATTCGTCTTCACCTTCTTCATTAGGTTCTTCTTCTTCTTTTTCTATCTC